CCGGCCACGGTTTCCACAAGACAGGAGGACTAAGGGATGGCCAAGAAGCTGTTTGCCGTCGAGATCGTCTACAAAGCCTATGCATGGGCAGAAGACGAGGCGGAAGCGTGCGACATGCACAACGAAATTGCCAGAACTGAAGACTTTCCACGGGTTACTGCCGTTGAAGTCGAGTCGAACGTTCTCGGCTGGGATCCGAAGTGCTGCGTCTATCACAGCGACAGTGGCGACATTGAACTCCGCGACGTACTGGTCAACACTCAAACCATCTACAAGTGAAGGAGACTAGAAGATGATCAATCGCCTGCTTTGCCTCATTAACGTTCATGCCTGGCACTACAGGTTGAGCGAGGTTGGCTATGTGCCATTGAATGGATGGCCACCTGGAACGACTTGCGAATACTGCGGCAAGGCACACCCCAACCCGCTGCCACCTCGTAGAGGAACACACTAATGACCGACACCTTCCGCGCCTTGTGCGCTGAATTACTGGAAGCACTGGAATCGTGGTCGCCAACAGGCGGCGGTCCGATTGAAGGCACAGAGGCGCAGCGTGAAGCTGCCTTGATCACCCGCGCCCGCGCTGCCTTGGCTCAGCCGGAGCCGGAGAGCCCGACGGATGAGGAGCTAGAGGACTTTGCGCTGCAGAATGGCGGCGGTTATTTCAACTGCGACTGCCAGGAGGAAGAGGACATCCTCACTCAGAAGCACGTCAGCAACTACCGCGCCGTCCTTGCTCGCTGGGGCCACCCCACCCCTCAGCCCATCCCAATCTCGGACCGGCTGCCGGGGGCGGAAGGATTGGCGGAGCGTGGATTAAATGCGCTGCGAAATCAGATTCTTAACTCACAAGACGATTACGACGCAATCTTTGCAGCGTTGAAGCGCTTGGCTGACCTGGAGGCTGCCCAGGATTCCTCTAGAGAGAACATTTAATGAGCGACACATTCCGCGCCCTGTGCGCTGAGCTAGTCCAAGAGCTGGAGCGCTACCAAGACGATTTCCCGGCCAAGACAGACAAGATGGCTTATCGCGCCATGGCTGCCGATGCGGTGCTTGATCGCGCCCGCGCCGCCCTGGCCCGCTGGGGCCACCCCACCCCCACCCCCATCCCGGTGAGCGAGCGGCTGCCGGAGCCGGAGGACTGCGATGCGGAGGGCTTCTGCTGGTGGTTCTCCGCCGCTGATCCAACGGTCAGCACGTTTGGCGTCGCTGCCTGCTGGGTTCTGAGGAAGCATGAGCCCGAGGACGACGATTGGCGCACTCATTGGCTCCCCGCCACCGCTCTGCCCCTGCCCCTGCCCCCTAGTGACCACCTCTAGGCCCTGGCCAGGGTCACCGCCTCCGGCTGGTCCTGGTACTTGCCGGCCCGGTCGTGATAGCTGGTAACGCAGGGCATGCCCCGGAAGAACAGGGCCTGGACGATCCCCTCCCCCGCATAGACCCGGATGTCGGCGCTGCTGCTGTTGCTGAACTCCAGCGTCAGGTGGCCCCGCCAGCCAGCCTCCCCAGGGGTGAGGTTGGCGATCAGGCCGCAGCGCGCGTAGGTGCTCTTCCCGATGAACAGCGCTGTGACGTCCGGGGGGAGCTCTAAGTGCTCGAGGGCCACCCCCAGCCCGTAGCTGTGATGGGGCAGCACGAAGAACTCTCCCCACTCATCCCGCTGCAGGGTCACCGGCTCGAGGTTCGCCGGATTGAAGGCCTTTGGGTTGACCACGGTGCCGGGCACGTGCCGGCAGACCAGGAACTCTCGTGGCGAGAGCCTCAGGTCGTAGCCGTAGCTGCTGCAGCCGAACGACAGGGCCGGCCGCCCCTCCACCTCACGGATCAGGGAGCCCAGGAAGGGGCTGATCATGCCGGCCTGGCCCAGGCGGCTGATCTCCACGTCGCTCAGCAGCATCAGCCCAGGGCGTCGAAGGGTGTGGGATGGCCGCCTAGCCGGTCAGCCGCGGCCAGCTCGCGGAAGTAGAGGCAGCGCGCCTCGGCTGCGCTTTTCATGGCCTGCTTGGCCTCATCCTCGAGCCGGGCCGCCTCGGCGCCGGCCAGGTGGGCGCGGCGTGTGGCGCACTGCCGCAGATTCAGTATCAACTCGTAGCGGTCGCTCATGGTGCAAGGCGGGCCTTGCCCAGTCTGTTGGCCTCATACCAGCCTGCGATCTCCGGCGTCCACGTCTGGAACTTCGGCCAGATGAGGTCGCAAAGGGCCCGGATCTCCGGCTGGGCATCGGCCTTAGAGCGGAGATCTAGGAAATGCATCATGGCCCGCAGGCTGAAGCTCACTACGAAGTGCTGCCGGTAGTCGAAGGGCAGCAGGCCCCGGGCATGCTCCTCCGCCCAACCATCCTTCTCCACCCGGTCCCGGTAGACGGCCGCGGCCACAGAGCAGAGGCCGATGTCGTGGTCGCGCTGGGCCTGGGTGTAGGTGTAGCTGTGGCCCTGCCGGTCCCGGTAGGTGCCCAGGGGCCGCAGGTAGAACACCTCCTCGAGGGCCTCGAGAGTGTTGAGCTCGGCCGCCCGGCAGATGCGGGCACCGGTGTATCGCATGCTCTGCACGTCAAAGCTCACCCCGACCCGATGGGTGCGGGCCTGCTGCATGACGCTGTGGGGGAAGAAGCCCACGTTGAGCACGATCTGGGCATGCTCCAGGGGCCCGAAATGGCCACGCTCACCGGCAAGCAGCCGTTTGACGCAGACCTCGCCGGCCCGCTCCTCATCGGGCCAGCTGTCGCGCTCATCGGCCACAAAGCCCTCGGCGTAGTCCTGGTGCATGCCGGCCCAGCAGGCCTGCTGCGGGTTGGGCGTGGCGGCGATCACCGCCACCCGGAACAGGGGATCCTGCAGGAGCTTCATGCGCGGTGCTCCAGCAGCACGGTGGCCAGGGTCCGGAGGTGTTCTGGGCCATGGGCCGCGGCCAGGTCGGCGGCGTGCAGCAGCAGAGCCGCCTGGCGCTCCTGATCCTCGACAAGGCTCTGGAAGGCAGAGTCGATGCTCTTCAGATGCTCGTCAAGGTTGGCGCAGGGCGCTGCTGTGGCGGTCGGGGCTGCGCATGCCTCAGTCCACTGCAATGCCTCGGCGGGGGCCTGAGCCTTGCGTCGCTGGTACTGCCTGACCGCAAACACCACCTCATTGGCGATCGTCTCGCCCACCCCCTTGATCTCGGTGAGCTGCCAGGTCGTCAGGAGCTCCACCTGGTCGACCCAGGAGATGCCGTTCCGGCGGAGAGCGTTATGGGCCAGGGTGCTGAGGTTGAGATCCGAAAGCGGTGCTCGAGGCAGTTCCGGCACCTTGCCGGTGCGCAGGGTGCGAGCGACGTCGTTCGTGTATCTGAGCAGCTGCTCGATGACAGGGTTGCGGCTGTGGCGATTCCAGAGGCCGATGGCCACCGATGGAGGGATCGCCGCTTCGAGGACGGGGGAGGCTGTCATGGAGAAATGTCCAAGATCCTGGACAGGGTAGGTTCAGGGAGCAGATGAGGATGGCCCTGTTGCCATCCAGAAACTGAGATGGCCGAATCCGCCCCCGCTGCCCCAGTGGACCTGCAGGCCCTGGTGGACCTATTCACGGTCGCCTCCTACAAGGCCGAGGGGCATGCCACCGGCACCCATTCCGGTGTCGCTGCGGTGCTCGAGGCCCTGTCAGACGCAGCGCAGCGCCAGGCGGCCCGGCAGGTGGAGCGGTACGACCACCGAAGCCTCTACGAGTTCGCCGTGGCCCTGAAGCGAGCAGGGCGCCCCAACACGTAACGCACCTGCTACAATGTGGAAGCCGGGGGAGGCCCCGGCGCCACCATCGACCGGCCTTGCCGCCGGAGAAGCCATGAATCCCGTCGACTGGATGGACATCGCCGCCGCTGGCCTGGCCGGCTGGGCGTTGATCCAGGCCCAACGCGAGGCTGAAGCCGCCGCCGAGGCGGCCCTGGTGCCGGTGCCCATTCCGGTGCCGGTGGATGACCAACCCCAGCAGGAGGGCTGAGTCATGGCCGTTCGCACTTTCCAGAGCCGCTGGGGTGACTACCGGGTCACCGAGGTGGAGCTGGCCTGCAAGCCCGAACCCAAGGCTGACGGATGGATTCACCAAGGCGTGATGCGCATCCGCATCAACGACATGAGCGAGGTCTGCACGGTCGCCAGCTGGACGATCTTCCTTGGCCCTGACGGCACCAACTTCACCGGCAACGGCCACAGCTTCACCACGGTCAAGGAGAAGGCCCGCAGGCACTACCTCGAGGCCATCAAGCCGACCGATCACAAGGTTCGGGTGAACTGGGTCTACAGCCTCGAGGAGCCCTGGATCGTGCCCTGCTGACCAGCCACGGCCCGCCGGGAGCCCATCCCGGCCACCCCTCCCATCGCTGCTGAAACCATGTCCACAAGTCGCGCCCACTACTACAAGGGCTGGAGCTTCCGCCAGCACGCTCGAGGTCGCTGGGGCCTGCTGCGCCTGACTGACGGCTACACCAGCTGGCACAACTCCTACGGAGGCTGCAAGTCCTTCATCCGTCAGCACGGCGAGGCACCAGACCCCGATCAGAGCTACGAGCTCGCCATCGCCAGCAACCGGATCCCGGCCCATGGCTGACCCCACCGGCGCCGAGCGTCAGCGACGATGGAGAGAGCGCCAGGCCGGCCAGCGCCCCCCGGCAGAGCGGCTGGCCTGCTCGAGCTGCGGGGCAGCCTGCACCGGCAGCCATGGGGACCTCTGCGCCCGCTGCTGGCGCCGCACCCCTGAGGGGAAGGAATGGCAGCGGCAGCGGATCGCGGCCTACCGGCGCTTGAAGCGCCCCAACCCGTAACGGGTGTGCTACAATCAAAAGCGTCGGGGGGAGGCCCCCGGCGCCCCATCGACCGGCCCCGTCGCCGGAATGACCATGACCGCTCAAGCAGCCCTTCCCAAGCTCGACGCCAAGTTCCGGGCCAAGGCCCGCGCGATGCGTGGCGACGCCGAGCTCTACTGCACCGCCCTCGCCTTCGCCCAGACCATGCGCGAGCAGGTGGATGCGATCGCGGCCCGGTTGCTCGCCGAAGAGTGCCCCCTCTACATGGACCTGAATGGCCGCGGCGACCGGATCGTCGCGCCAAAGGACACCTGGCTGTGCGAAGACCAGCCGGCCCTCGACGCCTACTACGCCGCCATGGATCGTGAACTGCGGGCCGCCGGCCTCAAGCCCGACGAGATGGAGGACGGCTACTGCCCCGCCCTGGTGGCCGAACACAACGCCCAGAAACTCCGGTGGGCGATCATCGACGCCATGGCCCCCCTGGTCGGCATCGACCGGAAGCAGCTCTGGGGCGACAACGAGGCGAAGTTCTTCGAGCTCGTGATGGGCCTGATCCTCAACGCCTGATCACCCTGGCCCCGGGGGGAACCGGGGCCTTCGTGTAACCATGGTCCAGCTGGGTCGGCCCATCTTCCGCAAGGGGGGCGCGGTGAGGGGCTTTTCGATGGGGCCTCTCTGAAACCGTACCGAAGGCCCAGCACCCCTTCACGACGCCTCGAACAGAGACGGATGCAGCGGCCGCGGCTTCAAGAAGGTCTGCTGCAGCATCGCGTTGCTGGCCCGCTGCTGCATCTCGAACATGTCCACCAGCATCAGGGCCTTGCGCTGCAGCAGCTCGAGATCAGCCGTTTCCTTGATCTCGCAGCGCATCAGCTGAAACTTCAGCTTCGCCTCGAGGGACAGCTGAGGCACGACGGGGTCAGGCATGACCGGCGCAGCATTTCGCCATTCTGACCAGAACCCTGAATGCCTACGTTGTCGGCAGCCGGTTACCCCTCGCCGCAAGGGGCCTCAGTCTCTTCCTGGGAGGGTGGGGAGCACAGGACCTGCACAGCAGGATCTGAGGTCTGGGTGGCCGGCCCCCCTCCAGCAGGGTCATCTGCCCCGGCGGTGGCTCGGTGCAGCGCCGCCGGTAGATTCGCCGCGGCTGGTGACGGACCTTAGAGGCCGCCACTTCGACCAGGGCCAGCTGATCCAGCACCTCTGCAGAGGGCCCGTTCCACTCCGGCAGCGGCACCGGCGGCAAGGTCGCGACAGGCGGCCCCATCTCCGGCCCCTCGCCCTCCATCGCCACCCAGGCGCGGAGCTTGTTTCGGGCGGTGGTCTCGATCTGTCGGATCCGCTCACGGCTCAGGCCCAGCTCGGACGCAATGGCCTGGTGCGTGCTGTTCTGCAGGTAGTAGCGGTGCATCACCATCTGCTCCTGGGGCAGGAGCCTGGGCAACAGCCGCTCGAGGATGGTCTGCTGCACGCTGGCCTCGACCGAATCCATCGGATCGCCTTCGGTGCTCCGGGGGCAGGGGATCGCGTCCCAGAGCGCCAGGTTGTCGCCCACCGGCTTGTCGAGGCTGGTGACCGCACGACGCAGCGCTGCCGTGCGCAGCAGCTCCAGCTGGCTCGGATTGAGGTTCAGGGCGGTGCAGATCTGGTCGTCGCTGGGTCGCACCCCGCGGTGCTCCTGCCTGGCGACGTAGGCCTCCACGTTCCGCAGCTTGTCGCCGATGTTGCAGGGCAGCCGGATGGAGCCGCTCATGTTGCTCAGGGCCCTGGTGACCGACTGGCGGATCCACCAGTAGCTGTAAGTGCTGAACGCATACCCGCGCGCCGGGTCATAGAGCTCTGCTGCCCGGCTCAGGCCGATGGCCCCCTCCTGCACCAGGTCCTCGAGAGGCAACCCCAACTTCTGGTACTTGCGGGCGATCGAAACCACCAGTCGCATGTTGGTCTCGACCAGGCGCCGCTTCGCCCTGGTGCCGGCCCTGCGCACCCCTGGCGGGGCATTGTCCGGCCCACCCTTCCAATCCAACCAGCGGCGCACCAGGCGGCCAGCCTCGAGCTGCTGCTCATGGCTGAGGATCACGAAGCGCCCGAACTGATCGAGCATGCGGTCACAGGCGGTTTGCACGGCCATACAGGAGCCAGGACGCGCGCAGCCTACGGAATCCCTGCATCCACGGCCATGGATGCCGAGATTCTGCATCCTGAACCGTCTCTAGCCTGATCCGATGGGCTGATCGGGATGGATTTCGAGGAAAGGCAGGACGGTGTGCTGGTCAATGCCCTCACGGGCATGGGCACCAGCAGGGACCGCACGGCGATCACCACGGTGGCGTCGCCGGAGTTCCTGGGGGAGGCCGATCTCGACAGCCTCTACCTCAACTCCTGGCTGTGCCGGAAGGTGGTGAATATCACCGCCAGCGAGGCCACCCGCATGGGCTGGGACATCGCCCTGGGCGACGACACCAAGAAGGCCCGCCGGCAGTCCGACGACCTCATCGCCGCCGGCGAGCGGGTGCGAATCCGCAAGCACGTCCGCCGAGCGGTCCAGCTGGCCCGGCATCACGGCGGCGCGGTGCTGATCATGCTGGTGGATGACGGCGCCAAGGGCTTTGAGCAGCCGATCCGCTGGCGTGCCCTGAAACGCATCCGAGGCCTCTACGCCCTCGATCGCTGGAGGATCTGGCCCGCGCCGGGCTGGAGCGGGATAGGCGTCCCGGACTACTACGAGTTCAACACCAACGCCGACGCCGATCTGGCCCGCATGGGGCTGGAGGGCACCCAGACGGTGAAGATCCACTCCAGCCGGGTGTTGAGGTTCGAGGGGGAGGAGGTGCCCTGGCGCTGGCGGTCCCACTTCAACTGGTGGGGCGTGTCGGTGCTGCAGCCGATCTGGGAGGTGTTCCGCCGCTACGAAACCGGCCAGAACAGCGCGGCCAGCCTGCTCCATGACTTCGACCAGTTCGTCCACAAGATCCCCGGTCTTGGGCAGATGATCTCCTCCGGCAATCAGGAGGCCATCACCCGCCGGCTGGAGGTGAACCAGATGGCGCGCTCCGTCTATCGGGCCCTGGTGCTCGATGCCAACGAAGACGCCACGTTCATCACCCGATCGGCCGCCGGCATCGCCGATGTGTTGGATCGCCTCACCCAGGAGGTGACCGGCGCCTCCGGCATGCCCCACACGAAGCTTTGGGGCGAATCACCCAGCGGTCTGGGGGCCACTGGCCGCAGTGAGGACCGGTCGTTCGCGCAAGACATCGCCGAATACCAGGAGGACTTCCTACAGGACCCCCTGCGGCAGTTCTACGAGACCCTCATGCGCTGCAGCGATGGGCCCTTCACCGGCGAGCCCCCCGAGGACTGGCGCATCCAGTTCCGGCCCACCTTCGTGATGACCGACGAGGAATCCGCCACACTGCGGCAATCGGTGGCCGCGGCCGACGTCCAGTACATCCAGGCCGGCGTGCTCAAGCCGAACGAGGTGGCCCTGGCGCGGTTTGGGCGGCCCGAGTTCTCCCTTGACACCACCCTCATCGATCGGGAGCCCGATGGCTCGATCAAGGAGGAGGAGCAGGACCCGAACGCGATCGAGTTCGGAGGTGATTTCGGCCAGCAGGCCCAGGCGGAAGGGGAAGAGGGGGCCGGCGGGGAGGCCCCGGGCCTCAATGGGGCTGAGGTGGCTGGCCAGCAGGCTGCCGCCGGCGCCCAGCAGGCCCAGCAGCTGCGCACCACAACGGACGCCGCCGATGAGCCCTGCTGCGCCTCCTGCGGCCGCGGCGAGGACTGCGAAGAGGACTGCGACGGCTCCAGCTGTGAGAAGGAGGATGAACAGCCGGATGACCCCGACATGCACAAGCACCCCGACAAGGTGGGGCAGGTGATGCACCGCTGGAAGCACGGAACCCTGCACAGCGGCACGGGTGTGAAGGGTGAGCACCGCGGCCCGGTCCGTTACAGCAAGGGCAACCGCAAGCAGGCGATCGCCATCGCCCTGTCGATCGCCGGCAAGAGCAAGCCCCGCCGCCGGCAGGGCCGCCGCCGCACCGTCCGGGAGGATGCCTGGGAGCTGCCCGCACGCCTCACCGTCGCCGGTGTGACGGTCGACGTGGGCACCGATGGCACTGGCGCCCTGATCGGCCCCTATGGCACCCCCACGCCCCATCAGGCGGTGGTGGGCCCCGACCCGGCCGGCCTCTGGGAGGTGATGGACAGCACAGGTGAGTGGTTCGCCGTGGTGGGCGTCGCTGACCAGCAGGCCCTCGAGGCCGCGGCCGGCCCTGATGCCAGGGTGCGCCGCCTCGATGCCATCGACCTCGTGGCCCTGGGGGTGCGCTGCGACGCCTACCAGGAGGGCGAGTGATGGGGGAGCAGGATCCGACAGGGCGGAGCGCCCATGAGCCTGGCGCCAAGCTGGACGCTGGCAAGGTCCGGGCCGGGCTGGTGCTGGGAGGCTTCAGCCGGGCCCTGTGGGCTGTGTCTGAGGTGGGCACGTTCGGCGCGCGGAAGTACACCCCCAACGGCTGGCGATCGGTGCCCGATGGAATCGAGCGCTATACCGACGCACTGGAGCGCCACCGGTTGCTCGAGGCCATGGGCCACTGCACCGATCCAGATTCAGAGCTCCTGCATGCGGCGCACACGGCCTGGAACGCCCTCGCCCGCCTGGAGCTGCTGCTGCTTGAGCTGGAGCAGCCCCAGTGAGCCAGGAGAGGCGGGAGCAGCTGGCCCAGCAGCTGAGCGATGAGCTGCGGGGCCTCGAGGACCAGCAGATCGCCCGCATCGGTCGGGTGTGGGAGTCAGCCCTACGGCAGACCATCCGCCGGGTGATGCGCCTCTTCGATGGGATCGAGGATCAGCCCTGGTACGACCCGAAGACCACCCCGGGCGCCTTCCTCGGCTCTACCCCGGACGGACCGGTGCCGATCGATCCCACCCAGAAGAACCAGGCGGCCCTCTACCTCGAGGGGCAGCTGATCCAGGACCTGCGGCGGGTGCTCAGCGAGATGACGCTCACCCCCCAGCAGGAGGCCCGGCTGGAAGAGGAGCTCGCCACCCTGTTCAACCGGGCCCAGGACCTCGGCACCGAGTACGCCATCCAGCTGACGCGCGAGGACCTCGAGCCGGCCCTGCAGGCCATCCGGCGCCCGGAGCAGGATCCGGTGCTGCAGCAGTGGCCCGATCGCGAGCAGGCCCGCTACCAGGAGGGGCAGCGCTTCACGCGCCTGTTCGACATGGCCGGATCAGTGGCCGCGGCCGAGCGGGACTTTCGCAGCCTGGCAATGAACTACCTGCGGCAGCGGGAGCTGGCCACCGATGCCCACGTGGCCGCCTCGAAGCACTACTACTTCAAGTGGTGGCGGCACTGGGGGGAGACCGTGTCGTTCCTCACCGCCCGGCAGATGGCGGCCGGCCCCGATCCACGGCGGCTGAAGCGGGAGCTGCAGAAGGCCATCCCGAACGTCAACGAGGCCTTCCGGAACCGGGCTGAGACCATCGCGAGGACTGAGACACTAATGGCCTCCGGCGAGGCCCAGGAGCGCACCTACCGGCGCCTGCGGGTGGGCTTTGTGCAGTACGTCGCCACCAGGGATGACCGCACCTGTGAGTTTTGCGCGCCCCGGGCCGGGGCCCTGTACTGGATCGGTTCGGTGAAGACCCCGATCCATCCGAACTGCCGCTGCGATCTCACCCCGGTGACGCTGGAGAGCCTGGTTCTGCAGAACAGCTTCTCGGATGGGGCTGGCGGCACCTGGGAGGCGGAGGCCCAGGCCCAGGCCGCGGCGGTGCAGAAGCACTTTGAGGCCACCAATGGCGAGGGGGCAGCCATGAAGCCGATCGGCGGCCCCGGGCAGGCCCGCAGCCCCCGAGACCTGCCGCTGATGGAGCGCAACGGCTTGCCGATGACGAAGAAGCGGCAGGCCCTGCCGGCCGATGACCCCCGCAACGCCGGCTCAAGGCCCTGGCCCGCGGGGGAGCCTGTGTGGTGCCCCCGGCGGGGCTGGCTGGATCCGAACGCCCGCGCCACCTATGAGGCGGTGGTGGCCGAGGTCCGGGACCTGTAGGAGGCCTCCCAGCGATCCAGCCACTGCTGGGGCCTGTAGGTGTCCCCCTCGACCCACAGCTGCGCCAGCTCCGGCGGGCTGTAGTTGGCGAACCCGGTGAGCACCGCGAAGAACCGGGCCCGATCAGCATCAGGCGCCTCTGCGGCCAGGGCCTTCAGGGCATCCTCCGGATCGAGGGCCAGATCGGCCACCACCCTGCGCATCTGAGTCCTCCACCGGCCAGAGATTTCAGAGGCCCGGCGCTGGCCGATGGCAGGAGCGGGGCTGGTGCGGAAGGCATCGGGCACCTCCCGGAGGCCGCAGTAGCAGGCCCACATCTCCAGCGGCGTCCAGAGCGGGCAGGCCTCGTCGCCCAGGGGGATCGCCCCCTTGAGCTTTTCCTTGATCGCCTGGTCCTTGACCGGCCCCCAGTCCCTCTCGGCGATGCGCCGGTTGATCTCCCCCAGCTGCCAGAAGGCCTTCTGCCGGAGCTCGCCGGCCTTGCCCTGCTCGATCACCGAAAGGTTGCCGTAGGAGATCGCCTCAAAGCCCGCCTCCTTGGCCCAGGTGCAGGCCGTGTACTGGGTCCATCCGTTGCGCCGGCGCCAGTTGAGCAGCATGCGGCCAAACGCCGCGCGGTTCTCCTGCTCACGCTCGACCAGCTCTGCGTAGGGGATCACGCGCTGCCTCCCAGGACGAACGGATCCTCTCCGGGGCCCCACTCGCCGCACCAATCCTCAGGCACAACGGTGGGCCAGATGGCATACGCCTGGGGATCCGGACTGGCATGAAGGTCTACCAGTGAGTCCAGCACGGTTGGGGCATGTCGAGCGCAGATGAGTCCGTTGTCTTCCGGCCGGCTGTAGCGGCAGTTGAGACAGTGCTGGAAGGCCAGAGGCGGGTATCCGTGGTCAGACATCAGCGCAGCCCTCCAGCTCGTCGGCGATGTTCCGCAGCTCCTGACGGGTCTTTTCTGATGGGTGCCAGTGGCAGAACGGCCCCTCGGTCCGTGGGGGTGGCTTGTGGCCTGCCAGCACGCGCAGGGCCGCGGCCAGACAGACCTCCTGCCAGTTGCCCTCAAAGGGCCCCAGAAGCTCGTAGCGGATCTCGAAGGCCTTCAGGGCGGCCGCGGCCGCGGGGGAGAGGTCAGCCACGCTCCACCTCCTCGCGCAGCCAGCGAGCGGCGGCGAGGGCGCATCCGACCTTCTGGGATTCCAGCCAGTCCGCTACGGCTTGGACTGCGCCGCGGGCCTGCGATTCAGTACCACCGTCCAAGGCGTCCGCCACCCGCTCCACCAGCCCACCAGCTGGTTCAACCCCCTGCTGTACCTGGATCGGAACAACCACAGTGGGCCCGCCTTCCTGGGGAGTAGTGGGAAGCACTTGAGCCTCAGGCCGGGCCTCGAGGGCGTTCAACCGCTCACCGGCGTTGACCAGGGCGTCGACCAGCAGCTGCACCGAGCGCCGCAGATCGATGATGCAGGTGGCGGTGCTTTTGTTCTCTTCGTTGACGTGGTCGCAGAGCTCAGCCAGGCAAGTGGCGTAGATACCCCCCTCGGCGGCATGGGCGCGCACCTGGGCCCAGTGATGACCGTTCCGCTCACTCATAGGGCACCTCCTGGGAGAGCTTCGGGTGGTGGGCGCCTTCGAGGAGCATGCGGGCGACCTCGTGAGCATCCATCGAGCCACGCATGTGCTGCATGGCCATGATCTCGGCGGCCAGGTGCTCCAGCACCAGCGACATGCCCCTGGTGGTCGCCAGGCAATGGCCGGGGGCCTCGTTGTAGGCCCGCATGCAGCGCCCAAGCAGCGTGTTCTCCGTGCCTGGATAGGTCGCAGCTGGCTGCGGTCGACAGGGTTCTGCCAATGCTCGCCGAGAGAAAAGCCTGTCAAGGAACATCACAGGCCCCTCCGCTTCAGCTCTGCATCGCAAACAGCTCCGCCCCATTGGCGCGAACAACGTTTGAGTTCGGAATTGCTCATGGCGGCCATGCGAGCTGCCTGCCTCATGGCCCGGTCACGCCTGGAGTCGATGACCGTGAACCGACGCCGCTGCATCTGGCGCGCGACGCGGAAGGCGGCCTTGAACGCCGCCCAGAAGTCGTTCAGGAAGCTGATCATCGCTTGATCGGGCGGGTGGCCTGGATGGGCGACGGATCGCTGAGTGCAATGGCGTCGCGGACGCAGCTGAAGACCGCCAGGCCGCTGATCAGCAGCAGGGCGGGCAGATACAGGAAGAGGGCCTCACTCCTTGTGGGCATGGTTCCTCATGGCAAATGGACCGGCCGCCGATCGACGACCACGGGCACCATACAGGAGCTTGGATGGCTGCGCAGTCCTTCGGGCACCCGGATCTTGGCCTAGTCATCCAGAAGCCTGGATGCTCTGTTATCATTCAGGGGCCGGGGGGAGGCCTCCGGTGTTCCATCGCGAGAGAGTCATGCAACAGCTGTTGCTGCCTGACAACGTCATTCCCCTCTTCGGCTACTGCCTGCGCGGCTGCGGCAGGCCTGCCACCCGCCGGGTGCCTCAGCCCAACGGCGACATTCACTGCCTCTGCGACGACGAGCCCAACTGCAGGCAGAAGGCCCGCGAGCTTTACATGCCCGCGTACTGCGATCCGGCCAATGAGGTGCGTGGCAACCTCTATGACCGCGACCTGGACGTCAAGGAGATCGCCAAGCGCATGCGCCAGGCCATTAAGGCCGAGCTGCCCGGCGTGAAAGTCAGCGTCAAAATCCAGCGTTACAGCGGCGGCGCGTCGATCGACGTCTGGGTGAAAGAGATGCCCTGCGACTGCCAGCCGATCATCCCCCGGCAGCAGTGGCATGAAGAGCGCGACCGGACCGGCATCTTGCGGCCCTGGCGCGAAAACTACAAGCCTGAGATGGCTGCCGCCATGGACAAGATCAAGGAGATCCACGGTCGCTGGAACCGCGACAACAGCGACACCATGGTCGACTATTTCGATGTCAACTACTACGGCAGCGTCCACGATCCCAACGGGACCAGCTGGTAGGTGCCCCCTGGCTCAGATGAAATTGCCCGCCGAAATGGCGGGCTTTTTGCTGCCTACAGTGACCCAGTGCAACACGCCTTCAATGGCACAGACGAATGCCGCCTTCGCGCTCCAGACCCTGGGGCAGTGGTGCCGTAGTCATGGCATCTACGAGGTGAGGGACACCCTGGCCAAGGCGGCCCACCTGGCCGCCGAAGCAGAATCCTCTGAGCTGCTGGCCGCGGCCCTCGAAGAGGCGGCGATTGCGGCTGACGTGGTTGTCTGCCCCGCTCCAATTCCTGCCCCTGCACCGGCATCAGCGCCAGCAGAGGATGACGACCACGCAGCGGAATCGTCGCCTGCAAAGCGTTCGTACCGTGGCAAGAAGGCTGATTGATTCGGGCCGGCCCGCCATAGACCCATGACCAATCTGCAGGAAATCGCCCGACTCGTTCGCGAGGAGCTGCTCACGCTGATCCGCCCGGTTCAGCTGCTGTCAGTCAACCCGAAGAAGGCGACAGGGGAGGTCTCCGGCAGATTCAAGTCGAATGGGATCCTGTTCGACTACTCGATCCAGGGCGGCACGGTCACTTACAGGCCCGTGGGCGCCGGCGGCGGCCGCAGCGATTCGGCCGATCACGTGGTTGAAGCTGGTGCGCGTCTGGACGCTGCTAGGGGCAAGCCTCGCAACTGCACCACCGGCTACGCCTGCGGGAACACTTGCATCCAGAAAGGACGGAAGTGCCGCGCCAAGGGGGGCGCCGCCGCTGCCAAGCTCGAGCAGGCCGTGAAGATGCTCCCTGCTGCTGGACAGAGCAGCGGCGAGGCTGCGCCACAGCGAACGGCTGCGCCGAAGAAGAACCCGGCAGCGGCCCCAGCCGCCAAGGCCTCCGGGAAGGGCCCCAGCCTGAAGGAAGCGAAGAGCGCTGTGCTGGAGGCGTTCGACGTCGAGAGTGTGGCCGCCCTCAAGGCGGACGATGAGTTCAAGATGTCCATGGCCGGCGAGGAGACCAACCCGCTGCGCAGCAAGGAGGACTGGCTGAAGCTCTACCGGCGCTTTGTGAAGGTGCCAGAAAACGAGCGCAACCTGCCCGACGGCCCCACCGTGGTCAACGGCATCGATGTGATCAAGAACTTCAGGCCCTGGGCTGTGTTTGGCCTGAATCCCAGGACGGCGACCGCAGATAACGTGAGATCAAGGTTCCGCGAGCTGATCATGCAGCACCACCCGGACAAGGGTGGTGATCCCCGAGTGGCGGAGCGACTCAAGAAAATGCGCGATTCCATGCTTGCCTTCATGCCCAATGACCGGAGGGCTGGGAGTCGGAGCGATGCCGACTTATCAGAGACAGCGGAGCTGGTCCGGGCCCTGCGCGTCTCTCAACAGTCCCTGCGCCATCGCTGGAGCACGGCGCGGGCCGATGGCTATCAAGAGGCGCTGGAGCGGCTCGATGCAGCCAAGAAGAACTGCAGCACGGGCTACGGCTGTGGCAGCACCTGTATCGAGGTCAGCAAGCTCTGCAGGAAGAAGGGTGGAAGAGCTGCCAAGAAGCTGTCCGAGGCCGTCAGCGGTGGCGGCGCATCCAGGCCTGCACAAAGCGCGGCTCAGAGGGAGAAGCGCATCGCCGCACTGAATGCCAGGCGCAACCAGATTGGCGCAGATCTTGTGACCGCCCTGATGCGGCCGCGGCCTGATGGCCAGGGCAACTACATCGAGAACCCCGATGCTGCTGCCATGCAGCGGATCAGGCGGGCCAAGAAGCGGGTGGCGGAGATTGACGCGGAGCTCAATGTGCTGGAGGGCAAGGACCCCAAGACCAAGCGCTGGATTGAAGGCGACCCCTACGGGCTGCAGCAATACTCCGACTTCCAGAGTCCTGGCAGGCGCGCCTACGAAGAGAACGTCATCATCCCCAGGGAGATGAGTGGTGCCGAGGTGGGGGACCAGGCGGTCTTCATGTCCGGCGGCCCTGCATCAGGGAAAACCTCGTTGCTCAAGGCTCGGTTTGGCGAGGCAGAAGGGTTCGTGACGATTGACCCCGATCGGCTCAAGGACTATGACCCGGTCATGGCGATCGGCGTCGCCATGGGGATGAGAGAGGCGGCAGCGCTGGCCCATGAGAACTCCAGCCGCCTTGCAAAGGAGATCTACGCGCGAGCGCGAGACGGCCACTTCAACATCGTGGTGGACGGGACTGGGGCCAAAGCTGACAAGTACATCGAGCAAATGGAGGAGCTCAAGGGCAAGGGCTATGGCATCACGCTGCTGGCGCAACACATCCCGAAGGAAGAAGGAGTGAAGCGCGCAGAGGCCAGAGCGGACCGCACAGGCCGGTTCGTTCCACTGAAGTTCATCGCAGAGGCCTACGACATCATCCCTGGCAATTTCGAGCGCCTAGCTCGCGTCGCTGGCAAGGCCACGTTGAACGATGGAGAAAGCGGAGAGGTGATCATGGAGTACCAGGACGGCCGCCTGGTGGGTGGGAATAAACAGCGCATCTCCGCCTACCGCAAGCAGTACGGTCAGCCGAAGCGCTGATGGGCCCACAGTCGATTACAGTTGTCCCGGAGGTGACCCCCCATGAAACGAGATCGTGATGCTGAGTTCTTCGACCAACTGAAGAAGGAGATCGACGCCGAGCGCAACGTCGACTATGGCGCCCGTTCGGCCGACGAGGATGCCCGCATTGCCAACTACCCCAAGGACACCCCTCCTGGGTATGCCGGAATCAAGGCTGCTGACTTCTTCGACGGGGACTGAATCTGGCTGAAATAGGCGGATTCAGAATGCAGGTACTGAGGTGACCTGCGCAAATGGCCGCGGCCAGGGGAGTGAGGATTGATGCAGTTGCGGCTCAACTCGCGCGGCTCGATGCGCGGGTGAAGCTGGGTGGGGCCCGTTCATCGGCCGGCCGGCAGAGAGTGACTGCTGCTCCTGGCCAGCTGGGCCTCGATCTCACGGGCGGTGGCCAGGGGCAGGCCTGTGGTGACGGTTGGATTGCGTCGGGCCTGACATGCCACAAGGGCCAGTCCGGTCAGCAGGCGCCGCGGAAGGAAGGGAGCAAGTCTGAGGAGAAGCCCGGATCGGATTCGGGCACCAGCCTGGCCAAGCGCACAAACGAAGCGCGCCGGCGGCTTGTGACAACCATTGGCGAGGCAGGTGGCCTCAGCGACGAGGATGCCGGCCTGGTGGCTGACTTCTACCTGGCGAAGAGCAAGGAGGGCGGCGCCGGTGCCGCGAAACTCGATCCCCACGTCGGGCAGTTCACTGTCATCCATGGGGCCTTCATGGAGCGGGACTCGCTGCAGAAGGCCCTGGCCGCGGCCAGACAGTGGAAGGCCGGCAAGGAGCCTGTGCTCACCACTCCCAGCCGGGTGGACCCTGGCCTGGCGCCGAAGGCCAAGCAGTCGGGCATCAATGCTCAAGACGTGACCACTACTGCCCAGCAGGCCCAGCTGGCCCGCCAGCAGCGCCAGGCCGCGGCCGCCGCCGGTGACAAGGCTGGCGCCAAGGCCTGGCAGGAGGCGGAACGCAAGGCGGAACGCGATCGCCTCAAGATGGCCATGAACCGGGGCCAGCAGCAGCAGTCCTCCCTGTTCGGCGTCACCGAGTACGACGAGACCATGCCGCTGTTCCAGCGCCGGGACAGCGTCGACCCTGTGGCCCAGCTGGTGGGCAAGATCCTGCGCGACCAGCTCCCCGGGGCGGAGGTGCTCGACTGGAGCCGCCAGCCGCGGGGTATCACCGCCGGCCGGGCCGTCAGCGAGGGGCTGGTCTACCGGTTCCGCTGTGATTCCGACTCGATCGGCTACCAGCCCGCCTGGGACGGGATCGATGAGCGGCAGTGGGAGCTGCGCTCCGAGGGCTTCCTGATGGCCCGCGACCCCTCGATGCGCCTCGACTTCAAGCGAGGGGGCGGCGTCAAGTTCCAGCAGGCGAAAACGAAGCGCCAGTGCAGCAAGGGCTATGGCTGCGGTTCGGCCTGCATCGCGATGAACAAGGAGTGCCGCGTCCAGCCCGCCAGCGCGATCAGCAAGGTGCGGCTCAAGCAGCTGCAGGCCCTCGCGCAGGAGGGTGACGCAAAGGCCGCGGCCCGGGCCCAAGAGCTGCAGATGGAGCGGGACGTCAAGGCCCAGGGGCTGCGGAAGGGCCGGCAGACCGCGAAGCTCGAGAAGCTGCTCGAGGATCCCCGGGTGGCGGAGATGGTTCGCACCGGGAAGATCCCCGAGGCTGGAGGCCAGGGCGGCGATGGAGCCCCGCAGCCGGGGCAGGTGCGGAACGTCAAGCCCGGCGAAGTGGAGGTGGATCCGGAGCGGTTCCAGTACAAGATCGGCAGCAGCGCCACCGGAGAGGTGGGAAGCCTGAGTGGCGTGCAGCGCTGGGATCCGAACCTGGCCGGGGTGATCAGCGTCTGGCAGGACCCAGAGGACGGCAAGACCTATGTGGTGAACGGGCACAACCGGCTGGCCCTGGCGCGCCGCCTGGGGGCCGAGGAGGTGACTGTCCGCTACCTGAAGGCCAAGGACGCCCAGGAAGCCCGGTCGATCGGGGCCATGCAGAACATCGCCGAGGGCGCGGGCAGTGAGATCGACGCCGGCAAGTTCTTCCGCGACAGCGGTGTCAAGACAATCGAGGAGGTGAAGGCCAAGGGGCTGCCCCTGAACAGCGGGAAGGCGGAGAAGGGCCTGGCCCTGGCTCAGCTGCCCGATGAGATGTTCCAGGACGTGGTGCAGGGCAACCTGCGCGTGCGCCGGGCTGCGGTGATCGGCGCCTCAGGTCTGGATCAGGACAAGCAGCGGGAGGTCTACAAGATGCTGAAGGCCCGGCCGTCAATGACCGACGAGACTCTGGCCGAGTACGTGGAGCACCTGGCTGTCAGCACGCGCCAGAGCCAGACCGAGATCGATCTGTTCGGCGCTAATGAGACGTCGGTGGATACCGGCCTGGCCCGGGCAGAACTGGCCAATGGCCTGAAGAAGGCCCTCGGCCGTGAGGCGCGCCTGCTCGGTGCTGTCTCCAAGACCCAGCAGGCCAAGGAGCTACTCGAGCAGAAGGGCGGCAACGTCATCAACGTCGAGCAGAGCCAGAAGCAGGCCAGCGAGGCCAGCAGCGTGCTGCGCACCTTTGACCGTCTCAAGAACTTCTCCGGGCCCATCCGCGCTGCCCTGGATGAGGCCGCGGCCAGGGTCACCGCCGGCGAGAACCGCAACAAGGTGGCCCGTGAGCTGCGCGAGGCCGTGGTGCAGGCGATGGAAGAGGAGCTCCGCAACGCCGGCCTGAGGCCCGAGCAACCCCCCCGCGACGAGCTGACCATGAACCTGTTCGACTCCGCCGATCGCTTTGATGCCCTGGCGGCCCGGATCGATGCCCTGAAGCGCAAGTGCAACACCGGCTATGCCTGCGGCAGCACCTGCATCAGCCCCGCCAAGGAGTGCCGGTCCGAGGGGGGCACCAGCAAGCAGCGGGCCCAGCGCCTCGAGGAGATCGCCCAGGGTGGCAAGGCTGGCCGCGGCATCGGCCAGCTGCGTGGAGAGGCTGCAGCGGCAAAGGCCGAGGAAATCCGCGGCGCCCGATCGGAGCGTGCCGCCCAGCTGCGTCAGCAGCGTGCCCAGCAGCGCAGGGGCGGGGCCCTGGCCGTGAGCGGTGGTCAGCCCGGTGCCATCGACGTGGAAGTGGTGTCCAGCTCCATCAGCCGGCCGGCGCCGGCCCGGCCCAGCGGAGGCAAGCCGGGTGGCATCGCTGACACCATGCGGCAGGCCCTCAACGCCATGAAGGCAGCCGATGCCCGTCAGATGGGCATGGTGGCCGAGCAGCTGTTCGAGAGCGAGTGGATCCTCGAGCGCCGCAAGCGCTATCGGGGCATGAGCAAGGATCAGGCCCGCGAGGCGTTCAAGGCGAAGTTCGCCAAGGATCTGCAGGAGGCCGACCAGGCCCGCCGTGCTGCGGGGCCCTCTGATGCAGCTCGCCGCGCGGCAGAGGCCGGCAGCGTCGCCGGTGCGATGCGCTCGCTGATCAAGGACATGAAAGCCTCGGATGAACGACTGCAGGAGCTCACCGAGCGGACGATCGATCTGCGGGTACAGGCCGAGGAGTTCAACGAGGGCGGCGACGATGGAGCCCTGGGCGGCACTGCCAAGCGCCGGCGCCTAGGGGGCCGCCGCCGTGATTCGGCATCCAGTGGTGGCGGGGAGCCGTGCGGGAACAGCTGGATCGATCCCAACAAGACCTGCCGAAAGGGGGGCGGATCCGAAGCGGGACTCAAAATTGTTGAGAAACAGGAATGGCAGCCAGGCGCGAGCGCAACCGCTGTAGCC